CATCCTTTATTTTATCAGAAACATCACTAGCACTAGCGTCTGTCGCAATCAAATCCACTAATTCTTCCATAAGATTATTTTATAGCAATATGTTTATTTATATCTCGGCTGATTTGGTATCTTTTTGATACTCTGCGTCAGTTATTTGACCTTCAGCATCAAGATTAGGATCTTCGGGAACTGCTCCCAAATCACCACCACCCTCTTGAGGTATTGGTTCACCTGTTATTGGATCTACTTCTGCTGGATTTGGTAAAATACCTTTTTGTATTTCATCCTCAATCTGCATATCAATCTCTTCAATTTCTTGATCTGTTTGACGTAGTATTCTCTTTCTTACAAATTCAGTTGAATAGAACTTTCCAATATAAGGTTCGATTTGTGCAAGGTTGCCTAAACGACCTTGTATCATTTCAGTTTCTTTAAGTTCTGCAAATTGATTATCATATAAGAAGTCATATTGAATATGGTCTTCCATTTTTTCCCAATCTTCTGGAGTTACAATATTCTTCAAAATAAGCTGTGTTTTAAGCATATCATTGAACATATTTGCAAAACGTTTTCTTAAACGACCTACAAACTTAGCAAATTTTAATTCGTCTCTCAAGATTTCTGATGAACGACCTAAATTAAATCCACCTTCAGCAGCGATTCTTGACTCTGGTATACCTAATGCACGATATAATTTTTTCTGGAAGTATTCAATATCAGCAAGTTCTCCAAGATTTTGTCCACCTGGTAGAGTTGTGATTTCAGTTCCTCGACCACCTTCTCT